ATGGATCGCACACTAAATAGAGCTGAAGCAAAGGAGCTCATGGAACTCCTGGACCTTCATATGTCTGCCTGGGGTAATATGCCCCTATTAAGAAAGAAATATTTGGAGAAATGCAAAGAATATCACCCCGATAAGGGGGGCGATGAAACCAAGATGAAGCGCCTCAATACCCTATACAGGAAATTAGAGGAAAAGGTGCACATTGTTCATGAAGAAGCTCGATTTGAGGCTTGGGATTCTAACAAGGTACATAACTCCTGCAATGGCCCATGTTGTGATCCTAGAGCTTTTGTGGGGTATGTTTTTGGAGATGAATTTGAGCCATGCTCTTTATATTCATGGGAATGTGTTACTCAACCAAAGCTTAATTGCAAGTGCATTCATTGCCATCTCGAAAGATTGCATAAATTCAGATACAAAAAAAATAAGGTTCCAGTTGTTTGGCTGAGGTGCTACTGCTTTTCATGCTTCTGCCGGTGGTTTGGAAAACCTAAAGACCCTATGAGCCTCTTTTTTTGGAAACTCATTCTTCTGAATACCCGCATGGGACACGTGGGTCTATAGGTAAGCTTTTATCTTTAGAACACCTTATCCACCTATATGTTAGCTTATACTAAATTACATTTTTTTTTAAAGGTCCCCACTTATGGAACCAGAGAATGGGATATGTGGTGGGAGCAATTTAACCGAGCTTGGGAAGAGGAGCAAATCCGAAGAGACCGGGAAGAAAGAGAGAAGCGGAGAAAACAACCTAATAGAGATAGTCAGCAAAGTCAGCAAGACTCTGCCTATTTCACCCAGGAGCCGGGGACCAGTTCCCAAGGGACTTCTCAAGGGACCTCTCAAGGCCCTACGTGTGAGGAAGACCTTCACTGTGATGAGGAATTCTTTGATGAGCCATTTGAGGAGGAACCTCCTAGCAATTCCCAAGCAACTCCCCCCAAAAAGAATAAAAATGATATTCCTAACTTTCCAGAACATCTGCTGGAATTTGTAAGTCAAGCCTTATTTAGCAACAGAACCATGACTTGCTTTATTATACACACCACAATGGATAAAGCTAATAACCTGTACAAAAAGTTAATTGTTAAATTTAAATGTACTTTTTGTAGCAAGCATAGTTATGGGGATACTGGCCTAGTGTTTATGATTACTCCTGGAAAACATAGAGTGAGTGCAATTAATAATTATTGTAAAGCTTTCTGCACTGTTTCTTTCCTGTACTGCAAGGGGGTTAATAATCCATACCTTTGCTATTCTAGACTGTGTGATGAGCCCTTTAAAAAGGTTGAGGAAAGTATTCCAGGAGGTCTCAGAGACAATGATTTCCAAGCAGAAGACATTTTTGGGGAAGCTAGTGAGCAGATTAATTGGAAACAAATAGCTGAGTATGCACAGGTAACTCGGCAGGAAGATGTTTTTTTACTAATGGGTCACTATATGCAGTTTGCAAGTGAGCCACATGACTGCCAGCTTTGCACAGAGCAAAAAGTCAAAGATCACTACAAATATCATACTGCACACCATAGAAATGCATCGTTGTTTGTGGAGTGTAAGAATCAGAAAAATATCTGTCAGCAGGCTGTGGACACTGTAATTGCTAAAAAGAGAGTATTTCAGCAGCACAAAACACGAGAAGAGCTAGTATTAATAAGATTTAAGGAAAAATTAGAAGATTTGAATGAGAGGCTAAAAGGTGAAGATGATTTTTGGCTGTACATGGCAGGAGTTGCATGGTATACCTGCATGTTTGAAGATATTGATCTTAAAGTTTATAAGATATTAGATATTCTTACCTGTAATGTGCCAAAGAGAAGATATGTTGTTTTTAAAGGGCCTATAAATAGTGGTAAAACTACCCTGGGATCAGCAATTCTGGACCTTTTAGGTGGTAAAAGTTTAAATGTGAATGTTCCGGCTGATAAACTGAACTTTGAGCTGGGGTGTGCAATAGATCAGTTCATGGTACTGTTTGAGGATGTTAAGGGTTCTAATAAAGATAACCCTGACCTTCCTAAAGGTCAAGGAATCTATAACTTAGATAATCTCAGAGACTTCCTTGATGGCTGTGTGCCAGTCAACCTTGAGAAAAAGCACATGAATAAGAGGAGTCAGATATTTCCTCCTGGGATTGTGACCATGAATGATTACTACATTCCCCCCACATTACAAGCAAGATTTTGTAAAACTATTCAGTTTTCTGTAAAACCTCACCTAAAGGCTTCCCTTTCCAAGACCAAAGAGTTACTATATGATAGAGTACTGCAGAAAGGAATAACTATATTGTTGGTTTTAATCTGGCACAGGCCTGTAGCAGACTTCCATGAAGCTATCCAAGAAAAAGTTGTGTATTGGAAGGAGTGTATTGAGAAGTATGTGAGTCCGACTGACTTTGGAGAGATGTGTCTTAACATAGAACAAGGCAACAAAATACTGAAATAAAAACTTTATTTGAAATAAATAAACTCAGCCCTGCACATTCAACATGCTGGATGCCTGTTGTGTTATCATTGGTTCACAAGATCCCACTTGAGCCATCACTGGGGCTGGGGCCTGTCCTTCTTCAATAGTGACCTCTGTAACTCCTAACTGGGCAGCTACCTGAGGAGGTCTCTGAATCAGAACCTGCTTGTATAACAAGCTCATAGTGTAAGGGTTTTTGACCCTTCTCTGCCTGAAATGTAGTCTGAAAAACCTGCCATGAGCTGTTTCTATTCTATTATGCAAGAAACCAGTGATGTCTGCACAGGTTACATAGCACCTTTGCTGATTACATAGAACTCCAACCCCATTCTCATCCAACAGAGGAATGGTACTGGAGTTGCTATAAGTCACAACAGGGGGGGTAGCAGCACCTCCAACTATTCTACCAAAATATCTGGTATTCTCGTTTCTGGAGGGGTCAGGTGTCCAGTACTCCACAGGGTACAGTTCACTAGATAATTTCTCCCTGATGATATTTGGATCATAAACACTGTGTGTGGTGGAGGGGGCCCTTAAGTTACCCTGTGGGTTCATTTTTTCTTTTGGTAACATGTACATGACATCCAGAGGCTCTCCACCCACAGCCCAAAAGTACATCTGAGTGCCCTGCACAGCCAGAAAGTTTGACCCTGAAAGGCCTGCAGCTGTGATCTTGGGAGTGTAAAGGACTTCTGTTTCCATCCTGTAACACTCCCAAACAACCATATACTCTTCAGAACACTGATCTGATATTTCAGGAAGCTGAATTTGTCCCATGCTGTAGCAAACATGATAGTCGCCATCAGTCAGGGCCTCCCCAGTAAAGGGGCTGCTGTGATTCCAGTAATGAGGTCCAGCCTGACCGGAGTCGTTCCCAAAACATGGTTTCAGAAACATTTCAAGTTTGTACTCTGACTCTGGTCCTGGTGGCACTGTTGCCAGTACTTCTACACCTCCTTTTTTTATTACTCTTGGTAGTTTTTGTACAGGTGCTCTTCCTGGCCCGAGCCTTTTTCTTTGGCATGTCACCCTGGACATTGTTGTCAGCCTTTCTTTTTAGTCTGGCTTGAGGAATTTTTGGGAGCTCTCTCTCCAATTCCTGTAAGACATACAATATCCATTGTGGGGTAGAATAGTGAATTGTCCCTCCATCAGGACCACCAAACTGTATCCACTGTCCCAACCTATGCACACCCTCTGACAGAGCGTTAAATCCATCTGAGGGCAGATTAGCAACATCCACAACTACATTTCTGATAGTGTCCACAGCAGATCCAATAGCAGAAGAGGCAGCAGAGCCTGCCCTAGCAGCAACAGACCCTGCCCTAGAAGCTATCTGCCCCACAGGTATAGGGTCTCCACCCTCCAACAAAAGCCTCTCCCTGTGTCTGAAATATGTATGCATATTTTGCACTTGTTCTACTATTGCAGACACTGGGTCTGATTGACCTATGGCCTCCAAAGTAGATGCAAACCCCCTACTAAGGTCATCCAACAGCCTCTGCATTTCCTCACTGACAGTTCTCTGAACTATTGCTCTCCCCGTATGGTAATATGAGGTGAGGATTCCGTTGGCAATTCTATAGAAAATGTCCTGCAAGCTAGGCACGTCCGGGACGAGGTTGAGGATCCAGTCTGGGATCCCCGGAACACCATGTTCCAGCTGGTTTGGAGGGAGAAGCTGAAGAGCCATGTTCTGCTGGGTGGGTTTTGTGGAGGGGTTATTGTATCCTCCGGGCCGTCCACCTCCACTTGTTGATGCTGCCTCTGCAGACAAGTCCCCAGGCTGAAGGTATGATACAACACCAGCAGCAAGGGTAGTCCCTGCTTGCACTCCGCCTTGGATAGCAGTTAAGGTATTAACAACCTCTGGGGTCTGAGTTAAAACAGTCTGAGCAGCAGCAGAAACCCCCAATTCCTCCCCAATTAGAACCTCAGAACCAGCACCAAGTCCCTCTAATACAGCAGCTCCTTCTCCTGAAGCTATAGCTGCCTCAGAGCCAGCTATAGCAAGTGCCTCCGCACCACCTTCAACAGCAGCAGCAATAAGTTCTGGAAGAGCAAGTAAAGCTCCCATAGACCTAGGAAAGTAAAAGAAAATCTTACCATAGACCTAACACAGTAAAAGAAAATCCTTACAGAATAAATCCTTACTTTGACCTCCACACCAATTTAGAAATTGGTTCCGCACGTCTGCCACGGCCGGAGCTGCCAAACTTCCGCCTCCGGCTGCCAAGTTTTCGACCGCATAAACAGAGTTTCCGGCTGCACAAACACTGCAGCCAAGAGAAAGTCTGCCCCTCCCTACACTCTGTTTCTGTAGTAACAGCAGGTGTGACGCATACTAGTTGCAGTTTCCTTTCATGTAACAACCACAGAAACCTGGACTGCAGCCAACAGAAACCTGGACTGCAGCCAACAGACACATATAATTGGTTCCGCTCCGCCCTCTAGAGCCAACAGAAACCTGCAGAACAGGTTTTACCAAAACAACCCCCCTTGTTTAAAGGTACAACCACGGTGTCAAATGTCAACCAGGAACCTTTTTTTTATATATAATATAGGAGGCCGGAGGCCTCCTAGTTCTCAGACAGAAAAAAAAAGGAGAGAGGCTTTTTGGAGGCTTTTCGGAGGCTTCTCCAAAA